AACCGCTACTTCACGCCTCAAAAGGGCATGGAGTGAAAAGACGGGCGTACGCCTGAAGGATTCGTTGGCGACAACGAGACGGATGCTTAAACGGGTTTCCGGCCCCAAACCTGCTGTCTCCGAGGGAACGCGGAGATGGATGTGAGGCTCTGGGAACAGGCCACTAGCCGGTGCAATTCCGGCCCCGCACTTTGGATCGGTTGCTCGCCAACCGTAAGGAGCGAGTGCGAATCACGGCGTATTCGTGATCGTAAGAAAAGGGCGGCATCGTATGGCCGTCAAGGCTCGTAAGCCTCGGTGAAGCATCCGAGCGATGGTCGCAGTGACTTCGTCCTGCGGCGCGGGCCGAGCGACAACCGATCCTTATTTTCGGCCTCATGGAGTGAACGATGACGCAACCAAACCTGATTGACGTGGGCGAGACGATTGTAGCGCAAGCGGGCAAGGTCGTTCGAGACATCCCGCCGCTCGACAAGTGGGAGTTTTGGGCCTGCGGTCGCTACGGATGGAGGCGGCTCGTCGATCCACGCGGCAGACCGGCCCCGATTTTTTCGACGGAGGACGATGCGATGCAATGGCGGTTGCGGACGAGCGACAACCACAATTACGAAGCGACGATTGTGCGACTGGTGAACATCAAGGGGTAGGCTATGACCGATGAACGAAAAATCCAGTTGCTTGAGGACGGCTTTCGCGCTCTCGCTAAGGCTGTGAAATCCGAATCGAAAGCAGGAAACTGGCAGTACCAAGAGGCGCTCATTGACATCGACGCGGTGGTTGCGGAATTGAGGCGCGACGCCGAGGAGGCGAAGCGATGAATGGGCGATTTGTTCATTTGTCCAAGAGGCCACTAATCGCAATCCATGATTGCCAACAAACGGGAACGCCAAACCACAAGCCCTTAGGCCTTTGGTTTAGCGTCGAAAGCGATCGCCAAGACGGTTGGATTGATTGGTGCAAAGACAACGCGTGGCGCGACCCCGACGAGGCTTTTCACACCGAACTCGATGTCGATATGAGTCGCATGTTGTTAATCAGTAGCGCCAACGAGCTAGACTTGTTTCACGCAGAGTACGCCGCCAACCCGTGGCCCCCGTACCCGCAGTGGAATAAGGTAGCGGATCAGTGGGATGGAATTGTCATCGCGCCATACATCGTCGAGCGTCGCTTTGAAGGGGATGCAAGCCGTTGGTATTACGGATGGGACTGTGCTTCTGGATGCGTGTGGGACGCTTCCGCCGTTAAGCTGCTAAACGAATCGAAATGCTTGGAGCGGTTGCATGAAACGCACCACCGAGACAGATCTTAAACGCGCAGTCTACACGTTCCTCACGCTCACCTATCCCGATGGCGTGTTTTGGATCGGCAACGCGGGCATGAGGTTCTACGAAGCGAAGGGAAAGAAGTATGCAATCAAGTTAGGGCCGACCGGCTCGCCGGATGTGGCCGGAATGCTGCCGCCCGATGGTCGATTCATCGGCGTTGAGACGAAGATGCCCGGCAAGAAACAGACACCGGCTCAAAAGGAATGGCAAATCAAAACCGAACGAGCGGGCGGGCTATACATTGTCGCCTACAACCTAGACGACGTGGCGTGGGCGTTGAACGGAGCGTGAATCGTGTTAGTGCTATCGAGACAATTAGACGAAGCGGTTGTGCTGATTGGACCGGACGGCGTAGAGCTTGGGCGCATCGCCGTGGTTTCCATCAGGGGCGACAAAGTGCGGCTAGGTTTCGACTTCCCAAAATACATCCAGGTCCACCGCGAGGAGGTCGCAGATAGGATCGGGGAGCGGATACTCGCGGGCGATGAAGGAATGAACCAATGAAATGCGCTCAATGCCCGAACCGTGCGGCCAAAGGCCGGAAGCGTTGTCGAAAATGTCTTACAGCAGCCAACGAATCCGGGAAAAGACACCGGGACCAAAAGCAGGCTGCCGGGTTATGCCCAATGCACGGATGCCGCCTTAAAACACGACCCGGATACAAGATGTGCCGCCGCCACTGCAAGGGCGGCAGAGCACCCAATCGAAGCAAGGCAAAGCAGCGGGACGGCGTAATCGCTTTGCTCCGTGCTTGCATCGCTAAGCATGAGCGGTGGATCGAGCGATACCGGAAAGAGATTAAGGAATTGGAAAGGGATGCACAATGAAATCGCCGATGGAATGGATGAAGAAGTTCGGATGGTCCTCGCTTGTCATGGACATCGAATCACAAATCGTACAGATTCAGCAGGACGCACGAGACGCGGGGCTAGAGGAGGCGGCGAAACTGTGCGACAAACGCAGTCTCGTATCTACGGCCATCGACATCCGCGACCTAAAGAGCAAGCCGGAGCCGCCGCACAAAAGATGCCCGGCCTGCAAGGTCGGGGAAGGTCATTTAGTGACAATGGACACCGGCAATTACATTGTCTGCTCGAAGCCCGGGTGTTCATTTCGCACCGTTGAATACAACACCGCGATTGTCGCTTGGGATGGATGGCAGACGCGGGCGGAGTGGCCCCACGAAAATTGTCGAAAATAGTGCTTGACACCCGAACCCGAAGGCGTAAGATGCGGGCGTGCCAAACAGATTCGTTAAGTAATCGGATAGCTCGGTAGGTCGCCAGGTGGCGGCAAATCGTATGGTTTGGCACAAACGCCGCTTGGCGGCCTACCGGACGATCCGTGTTTTGTAGGAGACCTCGGCTGCCAAAAATGCCGTGGTTCATGTTCTATTCGGGGGACTGGCTCACAGACCCCGACCTTCGGCGTTGTAGCTCCGCCGCGCGCGGAGTCTGGATTGACATGCTCTGTCTCATGGACAAGTGTGAGGAGCGAGGGGCGTTGGTAACTGGCGGTCAGCCGTGGGCACAAGAGGACGTGTGTGCGGCTATCGGTGGCGACCCGTCCGTAACTCTTTCGTGCGTTGTGGAGTTGCTTGCGAAGGGTGTGGTGCAACGTCGGTACGATGGGGCACTGTATTCGCGCAGGATGTTCCACGATGAGCAAGTCAGGCAGGAACGCGCAAAGGCAGGCAGGAAAGGAGGCCGTCCAAGAAAGCAAAACGAAAGCAAACCACAAAGCAAAACGAAAGCAAATCGAAAGCTAATCCTATATGACTCTGACTCTGAAGATAACTCTGAGTCTGATTTATTGGGGGTTACAGATGAAGGGGGTGCGGGGGAAACAAAATCTAAGGGGGTTGGGGGGAAGCCGAAGGCTGACTTGCTCGCCCTCGACGGGCTGCCCCAGGACTTCCACACGGACGCCTTCAAGGCCGCGTGGACCGCATGGGTGGAGACCCGCCGCGACACAAGGCACCCCCTGACCCCCCGTGCTGTGACGATCGCCAAAAACAAGCTGACGGCATGGGGGCCGGTCAAATCAATCGAAGCCCTTAACAACGCCACGATCGGCGGCTGGCAGGGCTTGTTCGAGCCAAAGGAGAATCATGGTGGAAACAATCGGGAAAGCGATGCAGACCGTCGTAGGCGAGAGCAACGGGCAAAAGAGTTCCCCGAACCTATCAAGCCCTTACCTCGCCTCTGACCAACAACTTCACCGGCTAACCTGTGTTCGGTATGGATTGCCGGAGGATGCGACAATGGCGGACATCGAGAAGGCTCGCCAGAAGGCGTCCGAGGCACTTGCGGCCCGCTGCAAACTTCGCGCCGAAGAGGCGGAACGACGACGCGAAGAAGAACAAGCAAAGGCGGCAGAGATAGAACGACAACGCAAGGCTGAGAGTGACCGCCAAAGAAGGCAACGGATAGAAGTTCTGCGCTTGGAGTTTGGATTACCTGTTGATGCCTCCGATGAAACGATATTGGATGAGGCCAAGCGACGCGAGGGCGAATTGGAGGGCCGTCGCAAGGCCGAGGCGTGGAGCGAAACAACCGACCTGTACTGGCGCGCTTCCGGCGTTCCTGTCCGTCACCGCGAAAACGTAAACAAGTTCACGGGGCCGCCGGAGTGGATCGCCAAGCGAGAGATCGCGTGGGACATCATAAGGGCGGGCGGTTTGATTGCGCTGATCGGCAATCGCGGAAACGGGAAAACTCAAATGTCCGCCGATCTGATCTATCGCGCATGCGATACTTGGCATCCGCCTGGACGGATAGGCGATCTCGTCGGCCTTTACCTTAAAGCAATGGATTTTTTTCTTCAAGTGCGGGCCACGTTCCACGAAGGCGATTCCAATGAGCAAACAGTTATGCGAGACATGGTTCAGCCTAAGTTTCTAGTTCTCGACAACGCAGACCGCCGTGGTGGGTCTGAATGGGAGGATCGTCTACTGACCCATGTAATCGACCGGCGATACGACCACAGGGACGCGACGCTCCTGATTGCAAACCTAGATGAAGCGGCATTTACCGAACAGGTCGGCCCTGACATCGTGGATCGTATCCGCGACGGCGGCGGGCTGATCGTGGCAGATTGGCCGGGCTTTAGAGGGGCCTAGCCCCCGCGTCCGGGCGGAAAAATAATTCGCGGTGTGCGCTTGACAACTATACATCCGTATTGTAGGCTACAAACATGAGGCAGTGGATTACAATTGAAGGCGTGTGTGACCTGTTGGGTTTTGGACGCGGAACATTCTACGCAAGGGAACTACACAAGCGGGCCGACTTTCCGAAGCCGACGTGGAAAGACGGGAAATTGCGGTATCGGTCGAGCGAAGTCGAGGCTTGGAAACGAAAACAGGAGCGGTCGTGACGACAAAACAAGAGTGGATTGAACAACTTGTAGAATTGAATGCTTGCTCCGATGCAGTCGAATGGGCGCGTGGCTACCCCACCTTCCAGGCCGCGTGGGATGCGTGTGAACGCGGAGATTGGATGCTGTGGTGGTGCGGCAAGCTGGCAGGTGAGCCGTGGTCGGATGCCCGCCGTCCATTGGTCCTCTGTGCGTGCGAATGCGCTAGGCTTGCACTGGTGTACGCTCAACCGGACGAGTTGCGTCCATTGCGAGCCATTGAGTGCGCGGAAGCATGGGCAAGGGGTGAACACAACGACACGCAGAAAGTAAGGGACGCCGCCAACGCCTCCGCCTACGCCGCCTACGACCCCGTCGCCTACGCCTCCTACGCCGCCGCCAACGCCTCCTACGCCGCCAACGCCGCCTACGCCGCCAACGCCGCCAGAAGCAAGACGTTAAAGCAATGCGCCGACATTGCGCGAAAACATTATCCGGTAGTTCCGAGTAAACAGGATCGCGTGAGCCGGAGGAGTGTATGAAACGTAAACGCAAAGAACTCGATACCGCCGAAAAACTTGTCCACGAGTTCGCTAGAATCATCGTATCACCCCTTCGGTGTAAGGGGCTATGTTGGTGTGGTCCGCGCGCTGACTTTACTTGTGCCTTGTGCGCGGCCATGACGGCATGCGAAAAACTTTATCCCGGCAGGCTTGCCGCGCTCAAGAATAAGTACGGCTTGCACCAGGACGACTATCCGCCAGATAGGTTGATCGAGTACGCGACATCAAAGGGTATCGCATGAAAAAACCTAGAAAGCCAAGGCGTTGGAAGCTGTGGTTGTTGACTACCGAAAGAGGCGCGCTCATCAGCGGCCATCGGGAGCAGAGGCGCGCTCCTGCATGGGGTGCACAACAAATCATCCCCGTCATGGCCATCGAAATCCTGCCGAAGCCGAAGAAGCGGGCAAAGGCGCGCAAATGAACGCAACCTCTGACTTTTGTACAACTTGCCCGTATTGCAACCGAGTCATTGATTTTCGTATGCCATTTCTGACATGGGGGCTATCGCGGCACGGCTCGACTACATGGCCCAAGTGGGTAAAGCCGAAGAAGCGAAAGAGGAAGGCGTGAACTCAAACAAGGAGTGGACCTTGATGCGTTTGGCATCGCGTGGTCCGATAGCAACGTGCACTACGACCGCCTGCAACAGAGTCGCATTGGGTGGGTTGTCGTAGGTGGAGAGAGCGGGCCTAACTTCCGACCATGCAAGATCGAATGGATTGAGTCGATTGTAGATCAGTGCCGCGCGGCGTGTGTCCCGTGTTTTGTGAAACAAGATTCGGCTCGATTCTCCGGCCAGCGTGGCCGCATTCCCGGCCGCTTGTGGATCAGAGAATGGCCCGCGACAGGTGCCGCATGACGAAAGGAAAACGATGAGCCAAACCTGCGAACGTTGCGGCGGGCCAGAGCGTCAAGGTCAAGTGTATCCGGTGCGACGATACGGGCTTCGTGCCGTGTCCGTGCCCCGATCATCTGGACTGCTGCATGGTAGCTCACAAGAAACATTGTCCAGAGTGCACGAAACAATGAAACCCGCCGTTGCCTTGCTTATTCTCGCCGGTTGCCATGCACCGCAAGCCGCGAGAGCAACCTCATCGCGGACGCGGCCAGACGCGAGCAAGCTGGTTCAGTGCATGACGGGGCCGGGCAAGCCCTGGGAGTATCGGCTGTTGAAGTGCGAAGATATTGTAGTTGATGAATTGATTGACCCCTTGACCGGCGGTGTGTGCTGGTATCGTGATTGCGGCCCGCAGGACCGCGACGGGGATGATGACGTGGATTTGGTTGATGTTTCCGTGTTTACGGTGAAAGGAAAATGAAATGGCAAGGCGTAAGACGACAAGGAAGGCAACGTACAAGAAAATCGGAGGCGCGAAAGTGCGGACGAATCCGAAGTTTACGACGGATGCGGATACACTGATGCCCAACATTGCGGCTTGGGGGAACTGGCTAGACGAGTTTTTCCGTTTGCGCCGAAATCTTTTTGAGGCCAGTATCGCAATTGGCCGAGCGAGAGCCACGGCGAGCGGACACAAGAGAGCCAAGCGATAACGCGGCAGCGGGCCGCAGAAGGAGAACATTGTGCAGAAGGAGAACATTGTGCAGAAGGAGAACATTGTGCAGAAGGAGAACATTGTGAAGAGTCTAGTGTTATTGGGTATGGGGTTCCTATTGCTCGTCGGGATGATTGCTGGAGGGTGCTACGGAGTACCGCGATACGCGGTCTGGCAGCAGGAAATGGCTGGTCGCGCCGAACTGGCTAAAGCTAACCAGAACCGACAAATTGCAGTTGCCGAAGCGCAAGCCAAGCACGAGTCGGCGACTCTGTTGGCCTATGCGGAAGTGGAGCGAGCAAAGGGCGTGGCCGAGGCGAACAAGATCATCGGCGAAAGTTTACAAGGGAACGAAGCGTATCTTCACTACCTTTGGATTCAAGAGTTAGCCGCTTCCGGGCATGTGATTTACGTTCCCACCGAAGCGAATTTGCCGATCCTCGAGGCGACACGATTGCAGCATTCGGGGGATTGAAATGAGCAAAACCCCCATCGTCGCCAGCGCTTGCCGCATCCTGGGGATTGAGCCATGACCGCGCAGGAATTGATTGAGGAACGGGCGAAATTGCTGTTCGGCGCGGCGGCGGAATGCGAAGATTCTTCTGCCGAATGGGAAGATGCCCTCACAAGCGAGCGTAGGATATGGCTCCATGTAGCGGGTGCCGTCGAGGCCGAGATTCGGGTAGCGAATCGGGCGACATTGTGCGAGGTGTTATTCGCAGCCGAGCGGGCCATTTGCGGCGTAGACATTTCCGTAAGGCAACAGATGATGACGATGATTGCGGGCAAGATCGCCGCCCTCGACGCCCTGGCCGAATCCCAAAATCGCGTACATGAGGACTCCTGAAATGACATTGAAGCCTAGAGGCCGCTTGCGTATGGCCGGAAAAGTGGTTGCAATGGATGGCATGTTCAGGAGGTCGATATGTCGAGTATCTGGAGGACTACCGATGTGGGCATGGATCATGCACCCGTGGCAAGCGTTCCGGCAAGTTTCGTGGGCCGAATGGAAGGCGTGGATGGCGTGGTGGCTTGGCTTTCTGGTGTGTTCGCGGGCTTTCCTCGCGCTTTCGGCTTACGCGGCTGGCGACGAGGCTCCGCGCTTATGGTTCGAGCCGGGAACGGTGGTGATAGCGTTCGGGACAGCGATGTGTCTGATGGGCCTGGGCATGGGCCTTATGCTAGTGGCCCAACTGGCAATTACGCGGCGCAATGGACACCACCATACGTCATCGGCTTCGTAGCGATGATTGGTGCGTTTATCGTGGTGTTTAAGGAGGGGATGGATACGCCGATGATGACGATGCTCAACACAATTATCAGTGGCCTCGTAGGAATGCGGGTTGGGCAACAGATCGGACAGAACGGCAACGGGCGATGAAAGCAATCGTTTTTGACAGCACGGTCGGCGGATTGAACGGGCTTGGCTACAGGCTCGGATCACGACGCAAGGGCTATGTGCGAATCGCGGCCTCGTCTTGGTACGATGCGTTTTTGAAGCTGCAAGCCAACATCGCGAAGTGGGATGAGATTCAATTCTGGGGCCACGGGCAACCAGGCAGGCCGCTCATGGCAGATATGCCGCTTACACAAACGTTCGCCCTTGCATTCTCCGCCTTGCTGAACAAAGATTCTCTTGTGTGGTTCCGCATGTGCAGCGTTTGGTACGGGAGCAAGGGAATTGAGTTTGCGAATCAGGTTGTGCGCAATCTCGGCTGTCGAGTCGCAGGCCACACGCACGTCACGGGCTTTCCGCGTCAGTCTGGTCTTTACAGCGTTAGGCCCGGCCAAAACGCCGAAGATATAATCCCGTTGTACCCAGACGGTCCTGAATGGGACAAACTGAAAAGCGGGCGCGAACAGCCCCGCACAATCAAGGCGTTGGAAATGTCGATACCGGAGGATTGGTGATGAGCGGTTGTTTTGTTGACGAGGATCGCGCGAGACGCATTGGACTTCGCGGTGGCGAATATTGGGTCAAATGGCTCGACGGTAGCACGCCTAAAGATGGCGTGCATATTCTCAAAGCCAATGGTCCGGTAGATGCCGCCCAACAGGCAGCCGCATATTTTGACCGCAGTGCCGAACTGAATGAACTCCGCGTGAGCGTTATCGACTGGCGCGGTTCGATTCATACGATCGACCTAGAGGCCCGCTGCGTCAAGGAGTGGGACGCGAAGCTGGTGCGGACATGAACGCCGGGCGCAAGGAACCCCGAACAATCAAAGCGTGGTCGATGTCTATACCGGATAGTTGGTAACGGAGAATTGCGATGAAGAAGTTATTGATGATCGGCGTATTGTTGCTGGCGTGTACCGTGGCAATGGCAACAGACGACCCATCCGATCCAGGTGCGCGGTCGTATCTCGATTATATTTCCTATCCGCCGGTGTTGCCGCTGTCGCCGCCTCCATCCACGGGCGGCGACTGGTGGTTGCTGGTATTTCTTGCTTCGGTTGATGGATTGCTTCTTTGGTTGCGGGCCGCGTGGAAACCGTAGGCGGCTCGCGTAAGATTGTCTGTTCGCGGTTTGGCCGCAGAAAGCGAGTTGTTATGCTGGAACTTTTGGTAGGGCTTTGGCTGTTGTTCGTGACGGGTGCGCTCGAGGGAATCTTGGCATTGTTCGGCGCAACGCCCGCCTAGCCGATAGCTACCTCGGACCGTGGTGCCGGATAACCACGCTAAACCCCGGCTTCTTTGAAAGGTTTGATATGAAACTAACGCTAGGCTTATTGTTGCTCGCGGTGAGCGGTTGCTTGCATGGGTGCAGCATGAAGCTGGACTCGCCCGCCGAGGCGTTTGGGGTCGGGTCACAGAAGGACCGGACCGCGAAGGTAAGCAGGACGTGGTTCGGCGCGAAAGCCGAAGTCCCCCTGACCGACTTGAGCGGCAAAGGATGGCTTGTCACCTACGACAAAGCCTCCAACTCGTTCACGTTGAAGATGGACGAGTTCGACCAGAATTGGTCCTCGACGATGACGGTCGAGAACCAACGAATCGCAGAGAACAAGGAGCTATACCTTGCTCTTACGACGGCGCAACAAGAAATCTACCTACAGCAGATTGCCGCTCAAAAAGAAGTGGCTGGTAAGCTGATTGACGGGGCGGCGCAGGCGATCGGCTTGCTCGCAAAGACTCCTGGCGGAAGCGACATGGCGAGTGGGTTAATCGGTAAGCTACTCGAAACAGTTGGACCGGACTTGATTCCAACTGTGATGGAAGCGTTGACGAAAAACGGTGTGGCGTTGACGCCATGATGCAATGGCTTTGGAAACTGTTTGGAATCGAGGAACTTGTCGGGCGAATACTCGCCCAGGGAGAAATGATTATGAGTGCGATTAGTGATTTGGCAGCCGCCCAAGACGCGGCCTTTGGACGGATAAACACGGCACTGGCCGGTATTCAGGCCGACATACAGTTGCTTAAACAAGGCGCGCTGTCGCCGGAGGACGTCGCGACGATTGACCGCCTGAAAGCAAACGCCGAAGCCATCGCGTCGGCTGTCGAGAGCGTGGATAGCGAGAATCCGTAGCGCAACAGCCGCCTCGCGTGGACCGGGGCTAGGAATCCGCCCAGTCGAATGGTCGATCGCGTGCAGCGAATGGCGTGAGCGTTCGGCGGATTGAATTGGCGCGGGGGCGATGAGTGGAATGGGACCGACGTACTCTCTCCCCCTCTGGGCGGGCCGTCGGCTACGGTCGGCGGTCCGTTTTTTAACTTTCTGCGGTGCGGAATGAGCCGATGCTGACCTTCGGTAGTCTTTTTGCTGGCATCGGCGGCTTTGATCTTGGTCTAGAACGCGCAGGCATGACCTGCAAGTGGCAAGTTGAGATTGATCCATTTTGTCGCAAGGTACTCGAAAAACATTGGCCCAACGTAAAGCGATATGAAGATGTGCGAACCGTTGGAAGAGCAAGCCTCGAACCCGTCGATCTTATCTGTGGGGGATTCCCATGCCAGGACATTAGCAACGCCGGGAAACGGGCAGGTATCGACGGCGAACGAAGTGGCTTGTGGTCAGAGTTCCATCGAATCATTTGCGAACTACGACCCCGATTCGTGCTCGTGGAGAACGTCGCAGCTTTGCTTGTCAGGGGAATTGGACGAGTTCTCGGAGACTTGGCCGCGTGCGGGTATGATGCAGAATGGGAGGTGCTGTCAGCGTGCGCTTTCGGAGCCCCACATTCACGAGAACGCTTGTTTCTCACTGCCTACCCCAACAGCCTCCGATGCGGGCGTCGGCGAAATCTTGATGGCCCACCGCCCCGATGCGATCAATGGAAAACCACGCAAGGTGAAACCGAATGGAGAAACTTGGAGCTGTGGCTTAGGGCGTTTGTGTCGTCTTGCTACGGGCATCGTGATCCATCCCAACTTGAGCGAGTGGATGAATGGTTTCCCGATCGGATGGACAGAGTTAAGGCAGTTGGAAACGCCGTCGTGCCCCAAGTAGCCGAATGGATAGGGCGAAGGATCGTAGACTCGCTTTAACTTTCTGCGGCGTGAACGGAATCCGGCACGGACGCCGACGCCGCCTGATTCGCCATGAAAACCGAAGAATATATGACTCTCGGCTCTCTTGTAATTCCAGATACGCTACGCCCATTGGACGACGAAGAACTCGATTCGCTGGATGATCTTTATTCCGACGCTGAAGAAGATGACATGTTCGAGGAGGAGCTAGTTATCGTGTGTCTGCTGAAAACGATCTACGATCTTCGTTCCCGGTTGGCGGCGGCTCGTAATCCATAGTGGCGATCCCCTACGGCAACTTGAGGAAGGCGTGATGCCCGCGAAGCAACAAATTGTCGAAGGCGATTGCCTTGAAGTCCTGCGCACGCTTCCCGCAAAGTCTGTTCAGTGTTGCGTCACATCGCCTCCTTATTGGGGATTGCGTTCCTACGGATTCAAGGCCGATGATCCGGCGCGTAAGAAGATGATCGGCTTGGAGCCGACGTTTGATCGTCACCTTTGGAATCTCGTGCGGGTGTTCCGCGAAGTCCGTCGCGTGCTCCACGACGACGGGACGCTGTGGCTGAATTACGGGGATGCGTATGAAGGCGGAGGGCGCGGCGGTGGCCGACCACAGGATAAACAGGCAACGAACATCAGCAGTCACGTACAGCCATCGCCGCCAACTGGACTTGCCGCCAAAAACCTCATCGGCATGGCCTGGCGGGTGGCGTTCGCGCTGCAAGATGACGGCTGGATTCTCCGCAGCGACATCATCTGGCACAAACGCTCACCAATGCCGGAAAGCGTGAGGGACAGACCTACAAGGTCGCATGAGTACATTTTCCTGTTGAGTAAGGGACCGAGGTACTTTTACGATCAGGAAGCGGGGCGGGAAGCATACGCCGATGACACGGCTTCTCGGTATGACTATCGGTTCGTCACCAACAATGGGAAGACGGGGCAATATCCGTCGGAAGTTTCGGCTAGTTGCAAGCAAAGTCTACAGCTCGATGGACAGGAGCGATTCAGGCTTGGCAATGGTCGCAACATGCGTTCCGTGTGGACGCTCTCGACCGAGCCTACCAAGGAGGCCCACTTCGCCACGTTTCCGACCGAACTCGTCGCCCGATGCCTCAAGGTAGGCACGTCGGACAAGGGATGCTGTGTGGCGTGTGGCGCGCCGTGGAAGCGAACAGTTAATGGGGAACGTGTGGCAACGCGGCCCGCTACCGCGCCCAAACGGCAGGGCTTGGATGACAAACCGGCGAATCGTGATGGCAGACGGCATATCTCCGTCAATCGTCAATCGGAATGGCGTTCGGGATGCGACTGCAACGAAGCAACAAAACCATGTACCGTACTAGACCCATTTTCGGGTGCAGGAACTACTGGCGTTGTCTGTCGTCGCATGGGCCTAGACTTTATTGGAATTGAGTTGAACCCGGACTATTGCACGCTTGCCCGTAAGCGAATCAGTAGAGCGATGGATGAGTACGAGCCGGAAGTCCCGCAAGCCGTCGGCCAGTTGGAGCTAATCGCCTAACCATGCCCGCCCGCGAGCGATTGAGGACATGATGGAAAAACCAGCAACCGACGATACCGTAGAACTTCGATTCGCAACCCTCGACCAGATAGCCGACCAGCTTGAGGCCCGGTACGGCAACGTCGTATTGGCGGTGCATCGGCAGGAACCCGGAACCCTCATGTGCAAACGTGGCGACATGACCACCTGCCTTGGCGTCTATCGTGAACTCGGATGGTGGCTGAAGGAAAAATGGGATATTGTCGAATGTCGGGACGTGACCGAAGATGAAATCTAAAGTCAACCACGACTTCCGGGTAAGCCTCCCTCATGGGCAGGGGTCGCTGACTAAGTACGCGGCAGACCAGGCGACGCCAGATTGCAGGTCGGTTGACCCCCTTGACCCGCCCGGAAGGCCAGCACCAACCGACGCCGAACCGCCCAAAGCCGACGACCATGCTGAATGAACCCGTTGTCGCGGCTTCGGGGAAGTCGAGTTCTGGACTATGAGGCGGGTAAACGATAAAGTGACGGTGTGGGTTCAAGACCGTAAGAACTGCGAGGGCTTGATGAATGGAACCGATCCATGTTTCGGCCATTTTGAATGCGGTAATTTTGGTGGTGCTGGAAGTCCTAAGACGCCAGACCGCCAAAGCCGCGTCTGAGGCCCAGCGAGCCGCAACGCTTGCCGAGGCCCACGCCAAACAGGTCGATGCCCTCAAGCGGGAGATCAAGACGCTAAACCGCAGGCTTAAGGACGGGAAGTAATATGCAATTCCCAGACTCGATTGAAGCAACCTATCGGGTAGTAAGAACGCAGCATGGTATTGGAGAGGCCGATGCCGAATATACCATCCCGCTTGGAAGCTGGCGGAAGGGGCGCGGCCTAGAAGGTTCGCGGGGCCACGTCTACCGATACGGGCATGGCTGGTCTGGCGTTTGGATCAAACGTCTATCGCCACGAAGGTTCATCGACGGGATTCGTGGCCAGATCCCCGAAATGGCCATAATGCAGGTCGGTACGGGCGCGGCCACGTTTCGGGTGCCGATGGACGATCTTGCCGATTTGCTTCCAATGCTGAACGCAAAACGGCTTAGGACTACGACGGATGCAATGAGAAACGCCCTTGCTAAAGCAAGAGCGGCCTCTCCGCTGGTCTGCGCCCGTGGCCAGAAACCGTCCTAGTCGAGGGCTTGGCGTCCTAGAAATGCCGGTCGACCGCGTTTTGACGCTGCTAGGGGCGGCTATAGGCGTTTTTGAGGTCGAGAATGGCGGTGCCAATCCATGGAAGTCGACTCGCGGCGTATGTGGTATAATCCATCCATGAACGCCAAACGATGCCTGAACGCGGTCTTGTTGGGCTGCTTGCTCTTGTTTGTGGGCTGTGCCCTGTTCTCCCCATCGTCCAAACGGGACCAAGACTACAAGCCCAAGACCGAATCGACTGCGGGCCGGGATTCGACTGTCTGGAATGTCAGCCTACAGACCGTGGCCGACAACGCCGGTTGGGGCGGAACGATTATGGGCCTTATCCTCACCGTTCAGGCGACTATCAAGGCCCGTAGGCGTGATCACATCGCTTCAACCGTGGTCCATGCAACCGACGACTGCCCGGACTGCAAGGCGGCGGTGAATGCGAAACACGATAAGGCGGTCAACGAGTATGTTGAGTACGTCATCCATCAGCGAGGCAAGAAGCCGCACCGGAAGAAGCATACATGCAAGAGTTGACCTAAAACGTCGCCCCTACCCGTTGCCTGAACGCCCCGCATTCCCGGCCCCCTATCTCGAATTCGCGGCACACCTTTGGCCGATGATTGTAATGCTTGCACGTCATCGTTGACCGATTGAGCCACAGACAATTACCTTCAAGCCGCGCACAGTCCCGCACTTCCCGCCGCAGTGGTTCGGGCAGGTGATCCGCCTCATTGCCATCGAACGGTGGACGCCCGACTTCGGTACAGCATGCACCACAGCCGATGCAGTTGTAGACCGGTAGCATCACAGCGTTACGCCGTTTATCTTTTTCACATCCTCGATATCAATGCCGTTGATTTTTTGGATGTAGCCTAATCGAACGCCGTTGATTTTCTTGATGTTGCGAAACGTCAACGTCTGATCCACGAGCCGAATCCACGGCCAAAGCGCAGTTAGTTCTCCGTCGCTTGCTGGCAAATCACCTGCTTTAACACCAGCCTCGTGCAGGAACCGGGCATCGTGGTCATACGTAGGATCGGGGTCGCCCCAGCTTCCGAGTTCGGCCACGATGAAATCGCCCGGTACGGTCGTGTAGTCGCCGCCTCCATCTGTGATTTGGCTAAAATATCGACTCGCAGGCAGGGAAGCCGAGGGGGGATTATCGGCGGGCATTTCGGTATTATCTTTTTGGTGCGTCAGCAGCGTTTTTTGAACGGTCGGGCCGTTGATGTTGACGACGTAAACGGCAAGAGAGGTATACATATTGTTGTGTATATCGTCCCCATGACACCGAATAGACATGTCAACGAGCGTAACCGGGTCAATCCCGTTGTCGAAAATGGTCTGACCTGGTACAAGCTCCGGCGAATACAGCATTCGATACAAAATCTTCTTCAACGAGGCGTCGCTGTCACTAAAACTGTGGCTAGTAGAAGAGCTGCCCGCATGCGTCAAGTGCATATTGGCGTGAACGAGTACCGATGTGTCGTCATACGTTCCAATCGGCGACATCGTAAACGGAACATCGTCAGTGGCCAGGAATGAAGGATAAAAGATGACGCTCATGTATGCTCAAACCAGTCGGGCGAAGGGTCGAACATGATCGTGTTCGGCTCGGCGGTCACTGCATGTCCGACTACTCGAATTACGTCGTCGGTGCCGCTTGGTGCTGTAGCCGTAATATCGCCCGCCGTGGTCGAAACGAACAACGGCGCGCCGGATGTTAGCGAGGCCGGAAATGCGGCAGATCGTACGGTCCCGTATAACAGCATCGACGTAGGATTGCCCGATGTGGCCGCTAGAACGCAGATGCCAAGCCGCACGCTGCCCGCAGTGGTAGCGGCGTCGGCGTCGGCCAGTACCCATTGACTTGATGAATTGAGATAACAGAGGTCGCCGAACACCAGCGTCGCGCCCGCAGTGCCCGGAATGGTGGTGCCGCTATATTGGCCATCGACCGGAATTGATTTGTCTAGTGCGCCAGACTGTTGTGGTGTTACAGGCGACTGACCCTGCGTGTCGCCCGGTCGGGTAATCGGATTCATCAATCTATTCCCGCCAGAATGGTGACGCCCTCGAGCGCGGTCACGGCGTCAATCCACCACAGCGATAAATCAGTCTCACCCCAAGAAAATGTATCGGGCCGCGTGCCGCCGTTCAGCGGCGCGCCGCACCGCTCGCCCGTACGCGCTCGCACGTTCGATGCTCCGATGTAAACAACGGTCGTATTTTCCGGCATGGCGAATATGTGAACCCACTTAACCAGGAACGGGACCGAAGACAGTTGGACCGCCGTGCCGGGCGTGTTGACGATAACGCGAGTGCTTAGTGGCTTCATGGTCGATGCAGCTTAAATGCCTTGCCGTTGCCCATCACTTCCCGCGCAATCGCCTGATCCCGCTCGGCTTTCGCCATGAGGCCAGCGGCGTTGATAACGCTGTTGGTGATGAGTGCCGACATTGCTTTCTCGTCCATTACGATAATCGTCCGAGTCATATCCACTTTCAGCGCGGTCCACGGACCGACCGCCCAACCTATTTCGGCGTTATCGTTATGTCGGCCCGTAATGCAGGCCCGCTCGACGTTCTCGAATACAACCGGCTCGGCAAATGCCTTCCGTTCCGCGTCTGTTTCGGCTTCGATTGAGATTTTCATTGGCTATCCTCATACAATGTATACTAAATCCGGTGGAGCGGACGCCGCCGGCAGCGACACTGCTGCTAGGTTTCCTTCACCGAGAAGAATCGCGCCCGGTGAACGCTCGTATTGGGTAAAGATTTTCTGACCACCACGCTGCGTACAGTCAATAATCCCGCCGTAGTGCTGGACGCTCGCGTAAGTACCGCCGAAGTTCAGATTCAACCGCCCGCCTAGCATGATGATGTTGGTGATTACGGTAATGTCCTGCGTCCACGTCCCGCCCCACATTGTCAGCGTCGTCGGGTTGGCGTTTGACGTGACGATCCCCGCCATACAGAGAGCCGTGGTGAGCGAATCGGCCCCGGAGTTAATCACCAGCTTGGCTTCTGTTACGCCGGGATTACGCGAAGCGATAATCGCGTTAGTCACCGTGCAACCAGATTCGATCGTCGCCATGCCGCGTAGCATGAGCAAGCGGGTAAAGGTGTCGCCCGCTAAGCTAAGGCAGTCATGCGACAACGGATTGCTGTCCGTACTATCGCATACAACGCGGTCGGTTGTGCCGCCTCCGTCCTTGAGCCACAGCTTGCCGGTCGATCCGTGATAGTGAACCTTGTCCGCGCTAATATCGAAGTGCGCACCCGATCCGCCGATACTAAGCGTATAGCCCGGCCCGACAAAAATGCTGTTCACGTCCACGGCGGTATGGGCCGCCGGATTAACCGAGAGCGCGGTCAGGCCCGCGTACTCGGATAAGAACATCAAGTCATCGTCTGCGGTCGGAACTCCGTCGCTCCAATTGCCCGCCGTGTTCGCGTCGTTTGTTGTCCCCACCCATTTGTTGATTGCCGTAAGTCACCTTACTTTCTGACACAGCCGACAGGCCGTTGACGCGGCTTGCCTGACTGATACAATGCGGGCCGACGTGGTGTTGAAGCACCGCGCGGCCCTGAACAAAGCGAACTGTAAAGGAGTCCGCTATGCCTGAAGCAACGATAAACGAAACATGGAAACCGATCAAGGGTTACGAAAAAAGGTACTCGGTGTCGAATCGCGGGCGTGTTCGTAGTGACGCCGTCAGCCAATACGTTCGCACCGGATACATACTGAAGGGCTTTATCAACTGGCTCGGATATCACTTCGTAACACTTCATAACGACCATCGCAAGAAAAATCATTTTTCGGTTCACAGCCTTGTTGCCGCAGCGTTCATCGGCCCACGCCCGCCCGGCAAAGAGATTAATCACATAAACAACAATCGCTCGGACAATCACGCTAGCAATCTCGAATACGTGACCCACAAAGAAAACATTCGCCACGCTATGGAGTTTGGCACTTTCAACAATACGGGAAGCAACAGCAGCGTAACGCATTTGACGGAAGCAAAGGTTATTGCCATGCGTAAGCGGTATACGACTGGAAAATACGCCAAGGCTTTTCTTGCTCGCCAATACGGCATTTCCGCTACCACGGCTTGCCGCATCATCAATCGACGCACCTGGAAGCATTGCTGATACAGCCATTGCTCAACTCCTTACGGTAAAGTCCCGCCCAAAATCATCATGGTTCCATGGGGTGCGTCGTAGTGATCGTTAAGCTAGTGCCTGTGTACAACAACTCCGCGTTTTGTGATTTATAGAGCGTTAAGATTTGCTTCAAGTTCCCCTTGCGGGCATCAATAGTGCCTCCGTATAGTTCAACCTGAGTAGCTTGTACAACGGAACCCGGTGAACCATAATTCGCCCACTCTAAATATCCTCCGGTCATAACAAAAACGCCGCCAAGGTACGCCGGTGCCCCAGCGTCAAGAATAACCGTACCGCCAGACATGAACGCATAGCCTCCAACGCCCGGCGTAAGTAGATGGTATGCGCCTTGTCCACTCAGGAATCCGCTAATCATGCGGAACTCTGGAACATCAGCGCCAGGCCCATTCTCGGCATCAACAATCGCCGTATACCCGGCTGTGCCGTCTCCAATTTCCATTCGAGTCTGACATGTAAAGGTAGACCCGAATGATACTTTGCCGCCAATGATGCGCACACGGTCAAACGTCGCTCCATTCAGCCACGCAGCATCAATTAGATTCGTTGAACGTATCAATATGACATCCGTCTGGCCGCCACCGTCCTGGTAATACAGCGTCCCGGTGCCTTCATGGATCACGGTATCGGCTGAAATGATAAGCGGGTTGCCGTGCGCGCCGATCGTCCCACTGTATTCCGCCTTAATGTGTAATTTGTCTAAGTCTACTGCCGTTTGGTTAAGTCCAGAAACCACGTCTCCATTCGCGGTGCCATCAAAATACACCTCCTCGTTGCTTCCCGGCAAAAGACCGGTGTTGAACGAAGCCGCTTCCCACGGCGAGGGAACAGTTTTAATCCATGTATGCGGTCCAGCCATCTCAGGATTCTCCTCTTCCGTTTCCGTCGGCCATGTGTGCCATTCCATTCTCTGCGGTTCGCGCGGCGGCTTCGGATTTTGTGCGTAGATATTCGTGATACCGAGCGTCCATATCACTGCATGAATGGCGACGTAAAGGACAACGCCATTTAGACCGCCAATTACGAACCTTGTTTCTCGACAGATACCACCTGCCACAAGCGCAGGCCGAACAGTAGGACGTTTCACGAATCGAATCTCCACGTACGCGAAGCTCGATCACGGCGGCGGGGCAAGTCCCACACTGCGCCTGTCGCTCAACGTACTGATCCGATTGTACGCGCCGACTTGTTACCGTGGCAAGAAACGTACATCCACGGGGCAGTAAATCGACCAACCACAAAGCCAGCCGCTTTACGCGATACGGCGTTTCTATCTGTCTCTGAATCCATCCACGGGGTTGATTGCTACCGCAGCGTTGGCAACCCTTGCCCGCAAACCGCGAATACCACGGACGATGAATGTCGTATCGCGGGCCGCTTGGCTGTTCGGGGGGCGCGTGGCTCTGACCATTCTCGCTCTCGACCGGCGGCGGTCGCTTTGCATCCTCCTCGGCAAGCTGTTGGGCCATTCTGCTAGTTCTCATAGACATACGCTCGGTTTCTCCGGGCAAGAAGGACGGTACGCACACTCGAACGAATGGCGGCCATCGGGCCGCTTGTTAGGATAGCAGCGATGGGCCGTTTTCCCATTTAGAGCACCAGTCGCCGTGTCTCTTCTATTGGCGTGTCCGCACAGCCACCCAACCTTTCGTGTCGTCGGCGAAAGCGGTGCGCCGTTGGCAACGTGACCGTAATAGGTTCTACATTCTTCAGTGCCGGGCGCGCGATCCATCGCCCGAATCCTATTCGCGCTGTGCATCTCATGCTTGCCTATGTGATCCGTACCGCCGCGCTCGGGTGGTTCATGCGCCGCCGGTCGTTTGCCGAGAGCAAACTCCGCACGACGGCAATCGGGTCTATGAGGCCCGTCAGAACAGGAGTTGCCACTGCAAGGCGTGGTCTTAGGGGCAGGAAGGTTTTCCCACGAATAAATACGCTTCGTCGTACAATCGCCGCTGCTAACTCGATCGCAACACCAGTCACACCCACAGCAACTTGGCAATCCGCTGCAAGACGCATTGGGATCGGGATTCCAACTCGTAATAGGGATTGGCGACAGAATTGGGCGCGGTGTGCCAGTGCAATCCGGGAGTGGCGGCTGACCGAAATTGTTACAGCAATATTCAGTCTGCTTCCAGCTCCATAATAACGACCCCGTAGCAGGATCATATCCACAGCACCGGCCTAATTTCGGCCCTATTGCAAGATAATTAACATTCCAGCCCCGACCGGGCAGGGCCGAATGGAATCCCCATTGCGGATGACCGCAATCGCATTCCCAAGTGCCGCTGCCAGGACATGTGTTCGCTCCGAGATTTATCGGAATAGCCAAATAATTTGGACCGGGCCAATCAGGCGCACCGACCGGATATTCGGGAGCTTCGTTAAAGCAGGTATAGCACGCACACATGCATCCTGGATCATCTTCGTATGTAGCATTACAAAAAGAAGTCATAGCCCGCAATCTCCTCTCGGAATCGCGGAGTTGACCGTCTTGGTGTAGAACCAAAAGTACTGCATTGCGTATTTTTCACCGGCAATTTCAATGAGCGGGATAATATCGTTCACAACTGTCTGAAAATCTTCCCCGCGTTGCTCGCCCCACAGGGCAACCGCGTCAATTGGAGGGCCGTCGTTAGTCCAAACCGCAGAGGCCGGGTTCGATGGCGGCGGCACGATTCGCTTGACCGGCTGTACCGCAATCGTTCTATTGCCGGTTCCGGGTGTCGGTAAGACGCGAGCAGGAGTAATGCCCCCCCCGCCCTCCCCGCCCGGACGATCCAGAACCCATACACCATTCTGAAATTGGCAACGATAGAACACGGTATCGAAGGCGGGAGGCTGACCGCTTGCAAACGCTTTGCCCTCATAGTCCATAACATCGCTACCGAGCGACGGATAGGCGTCGAAGTTAGCACCAAGCCATTCGTAATAACACTGCCGTGGATCGCCTTCGCATTTTTTCGGAGGGATAGTTGCGTAGCCCGCCGCCCGCACGGCCAGCATTGCGTCACCTTCTACCGGCGGCTTAGTTACGGCAACCATTTTTGGACGCGGCGTATCTCGTTCAAAATCACCGCTCGATAGTGTGCGACGTTCAACCTCGACCAGCCGACGCTCCGCATTTTCGAGAACATCAACTAACCGGTTCATCGCCGACGCGCTAATGCCACTCAGCCCTCCGCGTGCACTGAATCGTGGCAATGGTCCGCGTGTCATGCTGGTGCCGTCGTGTTAAGGGTATTGAAAATCGTAGAAAACGAAGTGGCCCGATACGGTTTGCGCTCGATAGAGAGGGGTTCGGATTCCGCGGCACCGCCTACCACTTTATACACCGGAGACTCGAAGCCATGTTCGTCCGTGAATGTTTCGTACAACTTGACCGGACTCCATCTTTCGATATTAGCGGAAAACTGCAGCCGGACTTCGTATTGCTTATTCGTTGACGGGGCATTGGGAATCGCGCCGAAAACCTCTCGCCATCCAAAATTAGAAAATGCCAGTTCCCCAACCTTATAATCGAGAAACTTTGAATCATTCACAGTCCACACCATTGACCCCACTGTGCGAACCTGACGCCAGTTCAGCGCGGTCAACACACGGGTCATGCTGAACCGATGAATGCTCCGGTAGCGGTCAATGCCAACCACCTTGAACGCCCCGGTGCTCTTGAGCTTCAAGGTTGTACCGTTGGCGCTGGCCGCCTGAGCATCGTAATTAGTGGTTGCGGTGTCTTCCGGCATCTCCTTGTAGGAAGCATGGCCGATAAGCTCGCCGTCTATGTCACGCGCAACGTGCTCTTGCTCTTCGCTGTATTCGCCTTCGCCCACCCACCCAAGCGTGGCAAGTTCATCTGCCGACCGATAGATGACAACCGAATGCCACTCTTTTATTCCAATTCGCTCGCCTTCGTCGTAACCATAGACGACAAGGCCATCGTAGAGAGAGTTTCGGTTAATCGCCCGTTGCAACGGGTTTTGATAGACCTGTCCTTGCGGAAACACCACCGCCAGATAGACGGTCGGCTTATCGTCAAGGTACGGGCAGCGAACAATCCACCTCTTCACAACTTCCTTGCGGTCCAAGGCAATCAAGTTACCTGCGTCTGAATCAAGAGCCTCCGTGATAACAGCACCATTCACGTCGTAGCGCAGAGGATTCGTGCTGTACAACGACACGTTTGCAGGTTGTGTTCGATGTTTGACAATTAAATCAGGCATCAGGCCGCCAATCCCGTGTTACGTTTTTCTATCCTCCCCAACGTCACCGCAATCGTTTGCAAGAGGCCGGTTTGCCTCTCTGCCATTTTGCCGACCGTTCCACCGGCTTGACCGCGCTGCGCGGCATCCACGATCCCAAGCTCCTTAGCGGTGCGAAGCCCACCACCGATTCGGTCGTGATCCCTGGCTCTTTTGGACCCATCAAGCAGATCGTCAACATCAAAGCCGGTGCCAGACCCAATCTTGGCCCTCAACTTCGCGGCATTCAACACCATATCGCCGAATTGATCGTTGATTCCTTTAAGCCAGTCGTACAGCTTGCCGAGGCTGCTTTGTGGCCCACCCTCATTGATCCGCGAGATTTCATCGCGCATTGCGGCGATGCGCTCGCGCAAATCGTTTTGATACTTTTCTCTTTCGCCCCCGTCGCCAGTTGGCAATGAAGCTCCAATTCCAAGGACCGCACCAAGCTTTGGAAAACCAGACTGCTTCACTTTCTCGCTTAACAAGACTCGTCCAAGCTGCATCATGCCAACCGTTTTGGAGACGAAGCCCGCAGCTTGGCTAGACGCTATTTTCATAACGTCCGCGGCGGCCCCCACGTTCAGCATCGCTACAGCAATCCGATCCGCTATGCCAGCAACGCTCAGCATCGCTGTCCTAACGCCGTGCATCGCGTGCGATACAACCGTTCCGGCGAGCTTGCCGGACTCTGCAAATCGAACAAAACGCTCAGACATTACACCAAGACTAGGCGACAGCGATAAGGCCATTTGACGGCCAAGGGCTTTGACGACCCTTCCAATGTCGCTCATCGTATCGCCCGCAACGTCGAGGCGAGTCACGTCAAGAGATGTGAGGGCCAATCCAATGCCTCTGATGCGAGCTTCGGATTCCCGCAGACCATCCGAGCCTTCCACGAGGAACGGAATCATTCCCGCGCCGCCCTTGCCGAACAGGGCTTTGCTGGCACGTAACCGCAAGGCGGCGTTGCCGATTGCTTGGAAGCCATCAGCAACCGCCTTCAATTGATCTTCGGGCGATAGCCGGATAAGAGCCTTGGCGTCCAGGCCAAGCATCCGAAAGCCTAGTGCCGCCTCCTTGTCCCCTTCCGCGGCATTAACGAGCGAGATTTGCAATCGCGTCAGCGAATTGGTCAGGCCCGCAACATCGACGCCAGCATTTTCGGCACTGCGCCGCATCGCCTCGAAGCCGTTCGCGCTCACGCCGAGCCGATATGACAAGTCCTGCAATTCCGAACCGGCCTTTAATCCTTCCTTGGTGAGATGCGCCAAGCCGCCGATTCCCGCGAGTCCAAGAATCGCGCCTGCCAAGCCGCGTACGCCAACGGCGGTCCGAACCATTGCAGCTCGCAATGTGACGGTTTGCGCAATCGCGCCCTTTATGCCTCGCGTGAACGAAGCATTTTGGAGCGTTAGCTTAGCGTTTAGCGTTCCTATCGTTGCCACGAAACCACCCTGTTACTTTGCGAGCCACTTCCAAAATCTGCGAGCTTGTCTGCACCTTCTGCTCCGACCGTTCGGGAAACAGCATGTAGTCCTTGAACTTCGGGCGCTTGACGCCGCCGATCGCCGCTACCATCGAGGCCAGCATAGCAAACCGCAAATCCGCCCGCTGATCGTCGAACGGGTCGATTTGATAGTAGGCTTGCCATTCCGCGTACTCCGCCGACGATAGCGCGGCTTCCAATTCACCAATCGTTCGACCCAGAGCCAACGCTAACTTGAAGCGGAACCGGCGGTCTGGGTCGCTCCGAAGTTTTTTTCCAGTTCCTTAACATCGTCAGCACCGAGCCTGCTAAGCGAACTCACCTTCAGGGCAATACGGTCCAGCACACTCGCATCAATCAGACCAAGTTCATTGAACTCTTCTTCTGCGAATGCTTGCTCGCCCGCTTCGGTGCATACGCCATAGAACACCATGCGACGGGTTACTAGATCATTCTTGGTCGCTTCCGATGCCCCGTTAAGGCTGTTGGCTTCGTTGGCGATAGTAGTCCGCTGCCCAAGTCCGATTCCTCGCAAATAAATCACCCGACCCCATTCGGGAACTTCATATCGAACGACCGATTTCTTCTCAACCGCCACTATCTCACGTAAAAAACCCATCATGTCTCCTATGCAGGCGTTCCGTCAACGATCGTGCTATCCGAAACACGAATCCCCAAGTCGCACGTCATCGCGGTATCGCCGTTGTCGATGTTAGCGGCATAGCTGGTGATGAAGCCGGGGAAAATCCAGCTTTGCGTTTCGCCCGTCTCCGTTACTTGCGACGAATCTTGCAACGGAATCACGATCGCCCAGCCCCGATGCTGACGCCCTTGATACACGTCCAACAAATCAAGGGAGTCGTGGGTTGTGGTCGCTACCGCTTGATGCAAGTTCAACGACGCCGACAGTGCGGCCGACAAGTGGCCGGGAATAAACTCTCGCACTACTCCGCTGTTGAGGCTCGTAACATCAACCTCCGCACATTCGAGGTTCGGCGTGATCGTCAAGACCTCTCCGACCGTTGTGTAGTTCGATACGGCGGTATCGACCGACGTACCGATAACCGCACTCATCTTCAGCAGTGCGCCGCTTCCGCCGATTCTTGGCCGTGTGTTTACCATCTTAATCTCCTAAGCCGCTACAGATTCCGCATACGCTATGCGGTAATCCTGGATCACCTGAAAAACCGCCGTCTCTGCGGCGTCCGTTTCGTACTCGTAATTCTGACTGTCGCTGTCGAGCCAAACGCGCTGTATCCGATGCCCGCCTGCATCACCGCGATAACCATCAAGCCGCAAGCGAATGGAATCGGCCAGCAAATCCGTTACCTCGAAATTGTAGCCGAACGCATTGATTTGATAGCGGGCAACAACAAAACCATTCGGGCCGTTGAGCGGCATTTCTCGCACGCCGCTGATTCGCTGGTAGGTAACATGAGTCAGTGCGGTTTGCGGAAATGTACGCTGCCCGCGCTGCGGTGCGACCAGCGGGTAAATCCTTGTTCCCACAATAGCCGCCACTGCCGTATCAGCGGAAAGCAGTTCATATAGAGCCGCGTCAATCACCCGCCCGCCCCCTGTTTTAATATCCCAAGCCGTGCGACGCTCTGTATAATCCGCTTCGCCTGTCCGATGTTGGCGTCCCATGCTGGCCGCAAAAACGGTTTCGCCGGGCCAATTCCCCTAAATACTCCATCTGCGGTGAACCGCGCCTGCGTGCCGAACTCCACTAAATGCCCATGCGCGCCAAGCGGCCAACGCGGACCGAGCACCAACACGAGCACGCCGGACGTTTTGTAAGTTTTCATCCGGTAACCAATCGACTTGCGAAGATTGCCGGTTCCACTTACGGGCTTTCCGCCTATGTTAAATTCGCGTTTGCGTTTGCGTGACGCTCCTTTGGTCGCAATGTTCGCTTTCGCTGCCTTGATAATTGGAGCGGCGGCTTGTTTGAGCGCATCGCGCGAGAGCTTCGTTTCAACATAGTCACTGATTCGCTGGAGCTTACGCTGAAGCTGCTTATCGCCAGATAACGAAATTGCACCAATCGAACCAGCCATCGCTATCCCGCCACAATCTGAATGTAGAATGACTGAGTGCCGGTGCCGGTAACCAATATCTGCTTGACCGTTCCGCTTACCGCCGCCAAACCTTCGGTTTCCGCCGCTCCGAACATCATCATCATGCCGGGCGGAATGGTGATCTGACCGCTCGTATCTCCGAAAATCAGATAGCCAGTTGTGCCATGATCCGCTACCGTGATGTTGTTGGCATTGGTGGACGGATTGTGGACCTTGATGAACTGCACCGTCAGGCCCGTGAAGTCTTTCGCGGGAAGGTTGCCGTTCGATAGGCTCGTTAGATCAATCGTGACGGTTCCCGCTGCCAACGATACAAGGTCGGCCCACCGCTGAGTGCATGGGACCGTAGTAGACGGCGTTTTCGTCCCCGTCGAGGCCGTCGCGTTGATCTGTTCAACGAACGGCTGATCGGTCACGGCGTCGAGGCCGAGCGCAATCGTTTCCGTCACCTTCAACTTAAAATCAAACTCGCATTGCGTGAGTGCCATTAGGCTACCTCCTTACAAAGCAATTCCTGCATCCAATGATTTTCGAGAATGTCAGCAATGGATTGAATCTCCAAAGTTCGGTCCACGCCGCGGTCATTCCACACAATGCGGTCCTTCGCCAGCAAGCCACGCAAATATCGAATCGTTACAACGTGCGTGATTTCTTGTAGCTTTTGATTGCCCACAAGCCGCTCTTGGTTACGGAGCGTCATCGGCTCAATCGACGCCCGCCACACCGGAGCCAAATCCGACCAAGTAAACGTCACCATGCCAGACTCGCCCCGCACTTCGCTCGCACGCTGCACACGCACAGTACTTCGCAATCGCCCGGCTTTGACCGCTACGCTCATGTCCGCACCAGCTTGAACGGATACCACAACGCCCGGCATACTTCCGGCAATTCTGCTTTAATCGCTCCAACTACAACGGTTTCACGATGCTCATAGAGAGTCGCCGCAAACGCCTTGACGCCCTGCCGCAGACGAATTGGAACCGTCGCCGCGGTCGCGCCGTAACCGGCCACAAAAGTCACCGTCACAACGTTGTATTGCCCGTCCCGCGTAGCGGGCCAATAGGCGTCGTAGGCGGGCATGACGCGGCCAACGACAGACGCGGAATCAACCTGGTAATCATCCGCTGAAACGGTTTGCGACGTGCCCGCTGTGTCCACATAGGTAATCGACGTGACGCTGGATAACGGCGGCTTTGGCAGTTCAATCTCGCCGGGAAACCCATCAAGCTTCAGCGTATAAGTCGCATGGATAAGCTGTCGGCCCGTAAAGCTCTCACAAGCGTTCGTCGCCGCAGTAATCAGCCCCAACAAATACGCGTCATCGTCCGTGTGGTCCACGCGACAATGCGCTTTGATGTCAGACAGCGACACCGGATCAATGGTCGGGGCGACTGTTTGCGTCAACGCGCCCGCTGTAGCGATTGAACCCATCACAACACCTTCGGCCTGTTCTTACTGCCTGGCGGACGGCCCGCACGCCGCTTCGTCATCACCTGAACCGGCTTCATCGTCATGGCCTGATAGCCTGCCGCCGATTCAGTGCCGACAACCTCATACGCCGCTACGCCGCGATTCACCAGCTCCGTAACCGGCCCCGCACCAAGACCAGCCGCAAGCGGGTCAACTGACTGGCCCTTGCGATACGCACGCCAGTCTCTTAGGAACACAATCCTCATGTTCGCCAAAACCTTTCCTTCTTGCGGCCTTCCAACCATTTCGCCGCCGTCATGCGTACAGGCTCAATTTTCGTTTCGTAGTCCGTCACCATGACTTCCAGGTGGCCGACGGTAACATCGGGGGCGACAAACAGTTTCTTGCCGTGTTCTTTCCACTGCCGCCAAAACCAAATGTCGTCATCTATCCGGTCATCGCCCCATTCGCCCTTCGCATCGGGTTTCGACCAAAACCACGGTTTAGGAATCTGCTTGATAGCTTCAACACGGAACAGCGTCAGTCCGAAATGGGCCGTCGTAGCCTCAAACGGCTCATTCGTAACCTCGCGTTCGGTAGCGCCCTTGATGGTCAGCAAAGGCGTATCGTTTTGACGGCGGCATTGCAAAGCGGCCATTGCGTCGGCTTGCGGGGTTCGGCCAAACCAGCCCATCAGCCGGTCGAGGTCTTCGGCGGTGAACATCGTGTCGTAGTCGATTGTCAAAATCCAATCGAGTCCATCGCGTACGCAATCCTCGAACAATCGCTGCATACACTGGCCCCAATAAACGCCGGTGAATCGTCGCAGTGGGATTCCAAAATGCCGCAAGGCATCGAACATCACGCCCCACGCATCCAGCCATCCGACTCGCGGAATAGAGGTCAACGCCGCGATTTTGATTTTCTGGGGGTCTTCTTTCTTGGTTACAGCGGCTTTGCCGTTGCCAGATACCGCCAAATGGCTTTCGTCGTTGCCGCTAAGCGGCTTAAAGCCTTGAAGATTCAGGCTTAGCGGCAGGACCGCAGTTGTTTTTTCCATAGCCTTCCATCGCTCAATCCCCCGCAGGCCCGCAGCCCCCATGTAATTTTCCAACAGGGCTTCGGTGTACACCGAACGATGAAAGTCGTCACCATCCGTTTGGCCGCCCATCAAATAGAATCGCCATTCGCATTCGCCCTTGAATGTAGTATCGGATGCAATTTTCTGAAGGTCGGGAACGGCAATCCGCATGCGCCCGCCGGGCTTCAACACCCGGAACCATTCGGCTAACGCTTTCACCGCGTCGGCATAACTAAAATGTTCAAGAATGTGCGAGGCATAAATCTCATCAACCGAATTGTCCGCGTAACCCTCTAACGGAAACGCTTCTGTGCCGAGCTTGCGGTCAATCGGAATGAAGCCGTCGATCGCCTTCAATCCGCTGCCAATGTCGAGGCGAATCGGCGTATCGGCCAACCCGGAAAACCGATCGTTTTGCAACCCAACACCCGCAACCGCTTTACTCAATTCGGCCACAAATCACTCCGCACAAAAAGAACATTGCAGTACGTTGCCGCAAGGGCGTCGTAACCCTTGCGTTTCCCAAGTTCTATAATCGGTTTTAGGGTCGCTTGCCGTGGGGATTCATCGCCAAGTGCGGGTATCACAGATTCGTCACTACGAGCATACTCAACCAGCATCACCCGCGGGCAATACAACTTCATCCCGTCCCAACACCAATAGTCCTGGCCGTCGATGTCGATGCACCCGAAATCCAAATCAACTGGCGCAATGCAATCAGAGAGAATTGCATCCAGGGAATCGGGGCCGATTTTCGCATGGATGCACCGCGTCTTGGCATCCGCAAAACGGATGAGCTTTTGATAATGCTCTTCGCCCGCCTCAATTAGTACGGAATCCCATCCATTGTCACGCAGCGTTTTAGTGTTGGAATAAAACAGGCCGTCGTTTGCCCCAACCTCGAAACACCACCGATTGACCATCCCGAACCGAGCGAGCGTCGCAGCAATCAAGCCGTCTTCGCCGAATTGCGAAGTGACGTTCTTCTCGCAGCCCGACAGCCACGACGCCCGCTCGTCCAGAATAATCGCTACCTGACTCACTAGGACGTTACCGTTACCACCACGTCATTCGTCGAATTGACCATATCGGTCGTTGAATCCGGCGAATTAGCAAGACGCGACAGCGTACCAACGGCTGCGAAGGTAACATTGTCATTCGTAGCCGTTGCCGTCGTCACAGTCAGCCGCATATAACGCTTACGCGCCCGCAGATCGACGTGATAGCAGACATTCTTGGCCGCTACCAAATCCTCCGCAGTTCGGTTCGCTACGATGGTGACATGGTTTGTCACAACCGTATCGTCTGACTCCAAGAGCGAAATCGTCGGACCAACGCCGTTCGTATTAAGCTCTGCACCGAAGTTCAACACGATTGTTGCCCAATCGGCTCCGATGGTGTCCCAACTGGCCGAAGTCGTGGCCGTGTTGGTCATCGTCGTGGGAGCGATGAGCTGATAGACCTTTTGATTCAATGCCTTAATCATCAAAACTCTCCTTACGACGCGGCGGTAATAAGACCGACCACCGGACCAGGCACCCGCGAAGCGGCGGTGCTACTCGCATTACCCACGTCGTGTACGTTAATATCGAATCGCTCGGTTCCACGAACTGCCAAGCAGTCGGCGGCGAACGTGTTGAGCGACCCGATTGTCGCGTGCTCGCTGAACGAAACGGTTGTCTGCCGACGATCTCCGAAGTCAGCCGCAAGCGACAAGTCGCCCAACAGGGCGCAAATCTGCGAAACAGCCGTGACCTTCGGCATCACCTGCGAGACCACAACTTCGTAACCCAGGAATTGATGCCGCGGCGAGCCTTCCAGAATCTGCACGGTATTGCCACCGGCGGCGAGCATGAGGTTTTCCATGACCGAACCCCAAAACGTCTTATGGACGAACCATTTGGCGTTTGGAGTGTCCGCATATTGGGGCAGCAATCCGACGACGTTGGCAAAGTCGCCAAGGACAATTTCGCCCCAGGTGTCTTTACCGCTGGTGGAGGAACCACCCGCAGAATACAGACCGGCGATATTGCCCACGGTCCCGCTCAGATTGGCTAACGCACTACGCACGCCAACAATGCCCCCATAGGTCGAGGTTCCGTCGCCGTTGAAGCCGCATTCGTCTTCCTTGTTTGCGAATGCGAAGGCAATTTCGCCGCTCAGATCATCGCCAAGGCTGACAATCGCGTCTTCGTTCAACTCAGACGTGACGGTCGATAAGGTCATGATCTTCTTCGGGGTCAACGAAACTTGATCCCAGGATTTCGTCGATTCGGTGCCCGCGTTTCCTTCGCCGACGAAGTACGCGGTCAAGCCGCCAGTGCGGCGCATCCGCATGAGGTGGTCGGTGTTCATCGGAATTACTTTCGCGTACCGACGGAACACGCCGTAGACCTCCCGAAGATCAATCAAATCGCGGTTCAATTCGTCGGGCACCAGATACCCGCCGGTCGAGTTGATGTTTTCTTGATGCAGGAAGTAATCGCCGTCCGAACTGTCCCGATCGGCGACAAGAGCCATGCCATTATCACGGCACCATCGCTGGGCACCCGGCTTGCCCATACAGGCAAGGTAATACATTCCAGCCCGATAGGCCCGCTTATCGTGATCGTCGCCGAATTTCGCCCGCGTGAAGTTTTTGAGGCCGTTGTGCCGACGCGACGTTGCAAACGCCTTCGGCGCATCGACGCCAGCGGTTCCAACCGGAGGCGGAATACTCTGCCGTCCGGGCGAAGCCGAAAACCGCTCCGCGCGTTGTACTCTTGCAATCCTAGAGTCGAGGGCTTCGACTTCATCGGATAGACCGTCGAAGGAAGTTTTTTCCTCCGCCGTCATATCTCGGTTGGCAGTCTCAGCCGCCTCTAGGAGTTTCTTCGCCTCAGCGGCTTTCGCCAGCCGCAACTCGGCGAGTTCCTTAAATGTTGGCATTTCTTTTTTCTCCGCGTGTCGAGACGTGAAACGAAAAAACGAGGCACGCCGCCGACACGGACAATGTTTCGTCCGAACCGAGCAGCCGTGATCCTCGTCCTAACGCGGAGCTTAGCTTGCTGTTGCGACTTCCGACCGGATACGCCTTGCGTCCATGACCCCTGCGGGTCGTCGGGTGAATCGCCGATATTCAGTTATCTATCTTCCAGCTTACGCCTAATTTCTTCTTCTGTCAAGCTATTTTTTAGGGCTTCCCAGGCCGCTAATTCCAAGTCGTGATCCATCATCATACGGCATAGATCGCCGGGCGACGTAGCGGGCCTCCAACCCAGCAATCGCTCGGCCTTGCTGTAGTCGCCGCACAAGTCCAGCACTTCCGTGAGTCGGAAGTATCGCGGGTCAACCTCCACATGATCCTCCCACTGTTTTCCGATGTGCCGGAACGCCATATCGAGCCAATCCCGGACCGATAGGCTCATATTTGTCGCAACTACGAAGTCATCCGGCGTGTCGTGCTGCACGATCCGCCAAATGGCGTCCGCGTAGTCGCCCGCGAATCCCCAATCGCGGCGAGCGTCGAGATTGCCCAAAACCAGCTTGTCCTGTAACCCATGATGAATCCGCCCAGCCGCTCGCGTGATCTTACGGGTAACAAACGTTTCACCGCGTCTAGGCGATTCATGGTTAAACAGAATCCCATTACAGGCGTGTAAGCCGTACGCTTCACGGTAATTCACTGTTTGGTGATAGGCGTACACTTTCGCACACGCATACGGACTGCGCGGGCGAAAGGGCGTCGTTTCGTCCTGCGGGGCCGGTGAGTCGCCGAACATTTCCGAACTAGACGCTTGGTAGAATCGTACGCCGTGGCCGGTTGCATCGCGGTAGTCCCGCACCGCTTCCAGCATGTGCAGGCAACCCATCGCCGCCGTCTCTACTGAATAGCAGGGCTGGTCGAATGAGACTTTTACATGACTTTGACAGCCGAGATTGTAGACCTCGTCGGGCTTTGACTTGCCGATAATGGTGCGCAGACTCAGCGGGTCAAGCAAGTCGCCGTAGTGCAGGTGTAGCTTGTCGAAAATGTGGTCAATGCGGGCGGTGTTGAAGCTGGACGATCGGCGGATAACGCCGTGGACGATGTAGCCTTTGGCGAGAAGTAATTCCGCTAGATAGCTGCCCGTTTGGCCGGTAATACCAGAAACCAAAGCCGTCTGCATTTAGTTCGCTATCTTATCTTGTCGAGGAGTAGGCCACCATGCTGTACCACGCCTCATCTTCGGGCGCGGGCCGTCTAACATCGCCAACCATTGCTTTCGCGTATATCGATGGCCAACCGATCCCATTCTTCCACGACCATCATACATTAAAGAGTTATATCGCGGTTTTAGGATACGTATCAAAGACGCTTCCTTTTTTCGCGCATGAAGGAGCGTTTTCATTCGCCGAATGCGCACGCCATCAAACGGCTTGATATCCATATCTTTAACATGCTGGCCTAAACGCCCGCAAACGTTGCCCGATGATCCGACATATACGATTTCTTCTTCGTAAAGAAGACAATATACGCATGGCTTCGGCGTCCACCATAACGGGTTCACTGACTTGAACCCCCTCATCGGATTCACCATTACGCGATACCTTTTCTGTACCGCAATTCCTGCTGCAACCGCCCGCTTTCAAGGCTTGCCTTAGCAAGCCTATACTTCCGTTTTTTGGACATTGCGTCTACAGCCATAACTACTTGAACACGCTTCGCTTCCGCGTCACAAGCTACATCGCTCATCGACTTGCTTTCCTTGACCCCTACATCCGTTTGTTCAAACGCCGCGTACGTCACAGGCGAAACGTCCCACAACTTGAACTCATCGACCGTGTAGATCGTCGTATCAGCATCCGAATGGGCGGTTTCCGCAACGATCATGCCGCCAATGGACATTTGCGTAATGTCACCACGTTTGATCGACGTAAACGTATCGCGGCCCCACTGGGTATCAGAAAGTTCCGCGTCAATCAGCAGGCCCACGTCGTCAACCGCCATGCGCAGCGTTCCATTCGTCGATCGACCAAGAATGTAATCCGCCTTGTGGTTGAATAACACCCGAACGTCATCCTCCGCAATCGAACGAGCAAACGCACCGGGCGACATAACCACAAAAAACCCGCCGCGATCTTCGCTCAAGCGATTGAATACCGTCGCGTGCCCGACGATCCGACGCTTCGATGCGTCCGGTTCTTCGGACAAATCGAACTGCACAAACATCCGATCGCAACCGCCTGGCGTGCGGCGCGCAAACGAAGCAACGCTAGACGACTTCCCCGCCCGCCACTGCTTCATACAGACGGCTACACGCTGATTCGTTTCGGGGAACTCGCCCGCCGCCGCTACCATGCAACGATCAAGAAACTTGTCCTGCGGTTCCCCGCTAGTTGGTTGTGGCAATGGCATTATACGCCTCCAAATGTTTCTGCATTACCTGATCCGCCCGACATTGCTTCCAAACGGCTAGCAAACGATTCAACTCCGTTTTCGAGCCGTGGCGAAACGCATCCAATACGGCGCGGCGTGAATCGCAAACCAAACCCTGCGCACACGTCGCAACATCCACCGTGCCGCCTCGATATTCCGCGTACGCTTCCCACGCGGGGCCGAGTATCCGGCAAACGTCCGACGCAAACGAATCGTAGAACTCGCCGATTGCCACGTCCATCGCAGCATCGTTCGCATCACGGGCCATGATCCGCTCCAACGCGGTAACTTCCCTATGCTGCAAACGACCGGCGGCATCACGAAACAGCCGACGCAATGGGCCATCGGCGGACGATTGTGCTTCCCTGGGTTTGGGCTTTTCGGCTGGTACCATATTGACAGGTGACAAGTATATGTCGCCAACTTCCGGTTCCAGCGGGTCCATGTCCTCAAGTTCACGCACATCGTTTGCAGACAGCCAGCCCCACTGACGACCTACCGAGTAGGCGTCATATCGGGCCTTAATGTCGCCGCGCAGCAGGGCATCAACGGTAAACTTCGCATAAAATTCGCCGCTGTCGGGTAGCAGCTTCCGATTGATTTCTTCTTCAATACGAATCAGCCACGGGCGCAGCGTGTGGACTACGAACTCAATCGCAAGGTGCTCAATGTTACTGAAGGTAGACCGCGTATTTTCTGCCAGCATGTGCGGCGGAATACCAAAAATCCTAGCAATCTCATCGACTTGGAACGTACGTTGCTCGATAAATTGAGCGTCCTTCGCATCAATCCCAATTTTCGTCCACGTCATGCCCTCTTCAAGAATCAGCGTACGGCCGGCATTCTGCGGACCGCTGTGACGCTTCTCGAATTGGTTACGCAATCGCTCATGCGCCTCCGGTTCAAGGTGTTCAGGATGCGTCAACGCACCAGACGGCGATACCCCGTTCCCAATAGACGCACCCGCGTGCCGCTCAGCCCCAAGGCCAAGCCCGATTGTTTCGCGAAACAACGTCACCGGCGACTTGCCTACCAGATCGTCGCCAAACAATGGAATATGCAGAATCTTTTCCGATGGAAACTCCTGCGGCGCAGCATCGCCGGCGTTGTATTCGTAAACGACCTTATACGTTTCTCGGTCCCGCTTCGGGGTCACCCGTTCGGGATGCAACGGGAACAACGCCACCACGTCGCCAACGCCCTGCCCAACTTGCACAATCTCGGAGTAGGCGTTGCCACATAGGCACATCGACGCCCCGACGTACTCTTTCCATCGCATCGGGGTTTGTTCATGGTTGGGCGCAACACTAAGAACACGATTAACCGGATGCTGCGGAACGTGTTGTTTGAACTCTCTACCGTAACGCTCGCCACGTCGATACACCTTCAACGGCAATCCGCCGATACCCGTGGCGATGATGTTCACCGCCCGGTAAAATGCGGACCACGTTAGAGCAACTTCTTTGTTGACGCGGACGCCGGTATTCGCGGCACCGTTATAGTCTATGTATGAATAAGATACCGTTCGCGGAGGCCGACTTGTACGACGAGCCTTGGGCTTGCTGGCGGCTAACGAAGTAGCGGGTTTAGGCACTCAATCAAAACTCCAAAATTCCGCGTGAAGCATACACGCTCTTCTTGGAAAACTCCACAACCGCCTGGCCGACCGACATGATGGACGCCACAACGCCGTCAATACGGGACCGAGACTGAGCCTTGGTCGGCTTGATATTGCCAGCCGGATCACGCTCTATCGCCAACTGATTCATCTCCCAATCCATGATTGGATTCTCATTATATTCAAGCCTGCCGTCCAACACAAGACGCTCAAACTGCTTGCATGGGCCAGACATACCGGCAAAACCTTGCCCGTGCTTCACCATCGGCACGCCAAGCTCCTTCTCAAGCTTGGTCACCACCGGATCGGCGTTCCAACGATCATACGCAATCGCCACCACCTTAAACATCTCCAACGCCGCCAAAATATCGCGAACCACGAACGCATAGTCAACGGTAGTGCCGGGCGTAA